CATAGGTCGCGGTAATGCCGGTATGGCTGCCGTTGGTAGCCAACTGCGCGCCGGAAATGTCTTCAACGCTCTCGGTGATTAGGGCTAGATCGACAGCACCGTCACCGGCATCGTCGTAGGTGGCGGTAATTCCAGTGTGTGATCCGTTGGTGGCCAACTGGGCACCGGACACATCCTGAGTTGCCTCAGTGAAGTCAGTGACTGCTGTCGAAGGAATGGCAATTGTGGTATTCGCTGCTACCGTCAATCGACCATAAGTATCAACCGTGTAACCGGGTACTTGGGTTGCACTCCCATAAGCAGCCGCAGAAACTCCAGATGCCGTGAGGGTTAGATCAATAGCGCCGTCACCAGCGTCGTCGTAAGTGGCACCGATCCCAGTGTGCGAACCATTGGTAGCCAACTGTGCGCCAGAAATATCCTGCACATTCTCTGTAATGAGAGCCAAGTCGACGGCCCCATCACCAGCATCATCGTAGGTGGCAGTGATGCCAGTGTGGGATCCATTGGTAGCGAGTTGTGCGCCCGCAACATCTTGTGTCGCTTCGGTGAAATCGGTTACTGCTGTCGAGGGGATAGCAATTGTGGTGTTTGAAGCAGCGGTCAAACGTCCGTATGAATCAACCGTGTAACCGGGCACTTGGGTTGCGCTCCCGTAGGAGGCAGCAGAAACCCCGGATACTGTAAGGGTCAAGTCGATAGCGCCGTCGCCACCATCGTCGTAGGAGGCCGCTATGCCGGTGTGAGAGCCATTGGTGGCCACCTGTGCACCGGCCACGTCCTGAGTGGCTTCTGTGAAGTCAGTAACGGCAGTGGAGGGGATAGCAATGGTTGTATTCGATGCAGCAGTCAAACGACCGTAAGCATCCACCGTGTAGCCGGGGACTGCTGTGGCGCTACCATAAGAGGCCGCACTAACAGCCGTAGTTGCTAAATCGAGAGTGTCAGCGTTCGTTACGATGCGAGCAGAACTAGCCGTTCCAACATTGATCGTATTGCCAGTAATACTGACCCCCGTACCAGCAGTAAATGCTTGAGTACCGGTGAACTGAGTGAAGGCAATCGAATGAGTGCCGACAGTGTGCGGATCGCTCGTGGACGTAACCACGAATCCTTGACCGCTATTTGTGGAACCGGACAATGCATAAACCGATTCGCCGGCTTTGATCTGACCATTCGGCGTACCATCGAAGTCGTCAGCACGAGTAATCACCCATGCCGTGACTCCGTCCACACCCTGAGTCGTCACATCATAAAGACCGTTTTGTGTCGCACTTGCCTGATCTTGCACAAGTACACGATCTCCCGCGGTAGCGTTTGCTCCGTCTACAACGAGTCGTGCATTGGCACCAGCGGTGAGGGTCGCGCCGACACCAGAACTTCCATTGCTATAAGTGGGAGAATTGGGAAGTGCAGCAGCAGTCGCTAATTTGACAGCCTCGTGCCAGTTGACAATACTTTCCTGGGCGGCCCACGATACGCCACCAGCGGCACCGCTGTCGGCAATGAGCATCTGACCGTCAGTTCCTACGGAAAGTATTGCAGCCGTATTGTCTGCCGAGCCGACGATGAGATCACCCTTGGCGTCAATCAGGCTTTGACTAATACCACCAAAAGTTGTGTACCCCTGGGAAGTCCATACGGTAGAACCGTCACCAATTTTATACTTCTCGGTATCGGTTTCATACCCGATTTCACCCGCTGCGAGCGTGGGATTATTGGAAGTCCAATTGGCCGCCGTGTCCCTTCTAAATTGAATAATTGCTGCCATGATTACTCCTTATTCAGCGTTCACGGTGGAATTGCCACCGTCCGCATCAATATGAAATCGAACCCAGGAGGCCGAGGAACCACCATCTGCTGCTGTGGCAGACAGGGTGTCTAGGGAGATTTCTTGCCATTCCGAATTCGACCTGAAATAGAACTTGTTGTTTGTGGTGTCAATTGCAATGGTCCCGTTAGCGGCAGCCGCTGAGGGCTCTCCATCGGTAACGAGATTAACAACACCGGAAGTACTGACATCGAGAGCATCGTCCGTCTTCAGGGTGTTGGCGGCGGAGCGGTACAAGTTGACATCGCCAGTAGCGGAGCCGGAACCCCAAGTAATCTTTCCGCCCGCATCGATCTTGACTCGCGCCTCAGAATCCCCATCAACCTTAACTCCGACTGCCTGCGACGATGCTGCCGCAAGTTCCTCAACGGAAATGGAGGTTTTAAATTTCTGAGCCACGGCCTCAACCGTACCTTTCTATTCTGCGCTCCTCAGAACGCTATGAAACTGCTTTAGCCAGTGATGACAACGACGTAAGCGTTGCTGGCTGGGGCAGATGCGAAGGTAATGGTGGCTGTGTCGGTACTTGTACGAACAACATCTGCAATAACCGTGTCATAACTGGCTGCGTCATAAACCTGGATGACCACGGCACGCGTTCCAAGATTGTGAGTGATCACATACGCTGTCGCACTGCCATCGCCAATAGTGTCGCTCGATATACGAGCAGTTGTTGGCGTACTGGTCGTTAGGCCGGAAGCCGAAGTCGCTGCGAGGTTGTCACGAGCGGCCGCTTCGGTGGTGGCGTTAGTACCACCCTCGGTGATATCGACGGTTGTAAGGGCAAGACCACTAGAAGTTGTTTCAAGACCAGTAGTACCAGAATCAAGTTTGATTTCAACATCGTCACTGGTGATTTGTATACCACCATCAGACTTAACGTTGACGTTAAGAGTGTCGCCGGTTTTACTAAGGCCGTCACCGGCAAAGATTGTGCCAGCGACCGAGAAGAGAGCGAAGGTTAGGGCAGTTGTGCCGACGGTGATTGCACCGTCATTGGTCATCACCCAACCGGAATCAGCGTTCGTTGTACCTTCTTCAACGAAGGTGAACATTCCCGGAGTCATCTCCGAGTTGGAGTCTGCGTCAGTTGCCCTACTTGGAGCGCCAGAAGCAGCAACAATATAGATGCCGTTCTCGGCTCCAGAACTTTGGTCCTTGACGAGAATTCTGTCGCCCGTAGCAAGAGTTACACCATCGAGTGCGTCTCCATTTTCGACACCGCTTGCCAAAGTGAGAGCGGCAGTTGTCGCTGCCCTAACGGATGCCTTGACATCCAGTCCAGTACGAGCGGCATCAACGTAAGCCTTGTTGGCGGCGTCGAGATCGGCGGAAGGGGTTGAGACCTGTAAACGTCCACTGCCGTCACGAATAGCGAGAGTGGAGTTGGTGTTGGTACTTGTAGCGTTATCAAGTTTGGTCTTGTCTGCACCTGTCAGAAGACCGGAATCTCCACCCCCGACAACATTGGCAATAGAAAAAGAGACAGTACCGTTAGATTCGCTAATAACCAGGGCGTTAGTAGTGGATGTTGCAGCGTGTATTGCCTTGCGCCACGCGGACCCGGTATAAACTTTGAGCACCTTTTCGGTGCTGTTATAGATTAATCGACCCTCAAAGTTGCCAGAGCCGGGGTCAGCCGCCAAGGACTCGAACGTACCGTTGAGGAGTTGGTTCTGATTGAGGTCAATATTTGTAACGAACTTTGTGGCCATTTGCCCTGCCTTATGTCAAATATGCGTACCCAGCGAACGCAGCCGTGAACGCCGCAGTGATACTGGTCGTGCTGTTATATGTTACATCACCTACGACATGGGTGTCCGAAGTGTCGACGATAGTAACTGATGGTTTTCCTCCTAGGTCATGGACGATTGCCCATGTAGTGGCAGGGACCGACTGGACATGGATGTATCGACGAACGACTGCTACTGACGGAACGGCGCCAGTGCGCACTGCAACAAGGTTTGCGGTCTCTGCGTCGACAATAACTTGATTGGCGGTACTTTCATCGATGGTGACATTGTTCGCAACGGTCATCGGGTAACCTCAGGTATCAAACTGAATGTTCCTTTGATTACTTTTGAGACGGTTCCCGTTCCACCAGTGTCGATGATCTCAAGATCGTAAACTCCGTTTGAATCAAGTGCTGCGGTTTGTGCGGCTGTCATCGTAAGATCAATTCTTCCTTTGTCCGCAACACCCAACGGTTCGATGTCGATTCCGCCATTCTCAGTAGTGATCTCGATCATGAAGGCTGTATCTTCTATCAACCTACGAACCTGCATGCGTGCGGTATATCCGTTAAGATCCCAGGGTAAATAGGTTTCACCTGAAGGGTCGGTTGTATCAGGGTATTCGAGATTAATCACTCGATAGAGAGTGGATCCCTGCTCAGTCAGCATGTTGTAGGTTCCAGCAAGCATTAAGACCGCTCTCCTTGATCATCTACCCTTATTGTAGATGAGGAAAGCGGTCTCAATGGCTTAGTTTGTTGGTTAAACGGTCGAAGCCGAATCCTTGTTGGGTCCAACACCCTTGAGTCCCATTGCCATAGCAACAGAAAGGGCAACAGCGACAATACCTGCTTTGAGGTTATCGACGTTACTGAACCCGTCAAAGTCCGCTCCGGTTGCCATCCACACGCCCAAATATGCTTGGACGAATGTACGGCCGGCCCGTTCGATTGCATCTTTCCAGAAATTCATGGAGGTAGCCTTTCGAAGGTGGATGTGACAGTGAGCACCGTAATGCTCAACTACATTTTACCACTTTCGAGAAATCAGTAGACTTCCATGTAGATCAACATACGCGGAACACGGCTCTCAACAGCCTGAACTTCGGCATAAGTTCCCATACGAACCCATGCAGAACCATCGTAATAAGTAATTTGATTGACATCTTTTAGGTATGCGGTCATACCTTCAGTTGCTCCAGGTCCAGCAGCAAGATCGGAGTCTCGGTCTGAAGAGTCGTCGAATACCATAACTGCCTGTTCGGCCAAGTATTCGTTGACATCTGCAGCCTGCAAAACATCGCCGGTTGCCCAAGTTTTTATTCCTCTTGATGGCATATTTGAGCCTCCTGTTAACTAATAGAGTAACACTTACGTCTTTGCATACCTGATGACAACGATTCCGCTACCACCGAGGCCGCCCCCGGGCTGACCAGACGTACCCCCACCCCAGGCGGAGCCGCCGCCACCACCCCCGAGGCCGTCCGTGCCGTTCTCGACAACATGGATGATCTGCCAGTTGTCGTTGGCGTCTTCGTATGTGACGCCTCCTCCCCCGCCTCCACCGCTTCCGCCCTGCGCCTGGGGGTAGGTGTTCCAGTTCGCACCGACGGAGGTGTTGCCGGCGGTCACGGAACCGCCACCGCCACCGCCGTAGTACTGGGTGCTGCCGGTTTGCCAGTCGTTGGCCTGACCGTCGCCACCATCGCCGCCCTGACTACTTCCGTAGTTGACGACGCCGTCGTCACCATCGTTCCCGTAAGAACCACCGCCGCCACCGCTAGTGGCTATGTATAAAGTGCCTCCGCTCAGGGTAGCGGTTCCCGAATCGGCGTCACCACCGTCTCCGCCATAGTTGTAATCACCGCCGCCAGTGCCGCCCAGAGAGCCGCCTTGAGACTGATTGTGGCTGACGCCACCTTGGAACCAAGCGCCAGCGCCACCACCGCCACCAGCGGCAGCATTGCCTCCGTTGCCCGTACCGGCTCCACCGTTGGCAGATGCTCCGCCTTGAGCGTTGGTGGCATCAAGATTGAGACTTCCGAACGCTGATTCCCCACCAGGAGAACTGTCCGCGCCGGAACCTGTGCCAGCCGCACCGCCCTGGCCAACGATTACCGTGTAAGCAGCGATAGTTCCAGTCTGGCCAGTTTCGGCCCGCACGCCGCCACCGCCACCGCCACCGGCAGCAGATTCGGCAATAGTGGTCGAAGGTGTAAAGCCTGACGACGACATGCCACCACCAGCGCCACCGCCGACAATCAGAACATCAAAGGTGTCGCTGCGGTCGTTTTCCGTGATTGAGAAAGTTCCACCCGTAAGGAATGTGTGAATTATGTAGTTGCCATACTCGGTGATTGTTCCACCTGTTGCATGGATTGGACCTGATGTGGTTAGTGAAGGCACGTTGCTGTCTCCGCCGGCACCAGCAGAGTTGATTGCTGCGACTGCGAATGTGTATGTCTGCCCAGCGGTTAGACCGGTAGCCGAATAGGTCGTACCCGTGGTGCCCGTGTCCGCTACAACTATTGAACCGTTCTTCTTGATTTGGTAGCCAGTAATGGCTGCTCCACCAGTTTCGGTTGGGGCAGTCCACGACAGACTGATTACCGTCATGGCGGGCGATCCGGCAGTCAAGGTAAGAGCAGTTGGAGGACCTGGGAGTTCGGCTGCAGTTGTAAGTGTCGCAGTATTGCTGTTGGCACCGACGCCCGCAGAGTTGATTGCCGCAACCTTGTAGGTATAAGAAACAACACGATCCAATCCAGTTCTGGCGTATGTGGTGGCCGTGCTTCCCGTGTTGCTGACAAGTACCACGTCCCCAGCCCCAGCGCGGTTCTCTGTAATTTGGTAACCGACGATCGCTGCTCCACCGGTATAGGCGGGAGCGGTCCACGACAGGTTGATCATGCTGGAAGGTGTTGCCCCTGCAGAGGCAGTCAAACTGGTTGGGGCATCTGACACAATCGGGTCTGTGGTTCCTGAAGCACTGTTGCTTGGGTCGCCAGCGCCAGCCTGATTGATTGCTTCCACCGTGTAGGAATACGCGGTGCCCGGTGACCGACCCGTGTCCGTATAGGTCAAATTTGTGTTACCCGTATTGGCAACAATGATTGAGCCGTCTCGTCTAATCAGATAAGCCGAAACTGCATCGCCACCGTTGTAAACAGGAGCCACCCAGGTGAGGGTGAGTTCCGTCGAAGGGGTGCCGCCGGCAGAAATAGTCAAACCTGTTGGGGCATCGGGTGGCACATACCCGCCTGGCCCACCTAGTACACCAAGCCCCAATCGCCCTAGGCCGACATTGCCCAATGTGAAGGCAAAGAACAAAACTGCCATATGGAATATCTCATATCCCATTGGTGCTGCTTCGGCGACTGCGTCCAAAACATCATCAGAACTGAAGGTGCTCGCATCAAAATCTTGAGTTTCAGATCGGAGTGTTTGTACTTGAATCTTCCAAGCGTGAGCACCAAAATGTGGAAGAATTGCCACATTTTTACCCCCTGAAAGAACCTGTTGGACAGCAGATGTCATCGCTTCTCGGGTGCCCGCACCTCTGCCATAGTAAGAATTTTCCAACTGCCATTTCAGAAATGCTTGAATGTCGGCTGTTGTGGTATAGAAATCTCGAGTGGTACCTGACGGCTGGGCGGTTCCAGTGATGTTTCCTTTAAGTTCGGAGCCGGTGAATTGGGAGAGCCAATCCATATTCCCATCGTTCGCCAAACTTGGATCTGTCAGGGTGCTTTTTGCCCACGTTTCATCCCCGGTAAGGCCGGGGGCCAGTTCGCTCAACTCGTGATCAAACCAGTTGCTGAACAACTGCATAACGTCGTTAGATGAGTTCGTTAATGTATCCAACAATTTATACATGGGATACGATGGGTCGGATTGTTCTAGGTCTATTCTCCAATAGGCGTCCGGGATAACAGTTCGGGCAGATCGGACAACAGAATTTTTGTAGAAATCTAAATGATTAACCACGGCGGGGATAGTTAGATAAATAATTTGTGCAGAATGATTCGTTAACTCGATTTCAATTGTTGCAGTTCTGGCTCCTGATTCTTTTTGAAGTGGCCAAATATTGCTACGGATTGTTACAAACTGATCTCGAGTTGTTTGTTTCGCATGGGGCAGCATGGTCCCCATCGGCTGCCCTGTTTCGAACAACGACACAGACGTATCAACGTCAACAGAAGATTTAACCTGAGCATGGAACAGCATTTCCCGAACCATTTTGGAATCAGATATAGGCACATTATTTATATACAGTGTGACCTGTCCCGCATTGGTCGGCATGATCTCTAGCGAGTAGTAATCGATATCCAGAATCGCTAGTGGATTATCTGTAACCCGCATGGTTGCGTTGAGAGCCTGCCATGAGGTGGGGTAAACGGCGGCATCTACTCTGTCATAAGTAGAGTTGTAGATGTTTAAATGATCTGCAAGAGGTAAATAATTCTTAGTCGTGGCCATGACTAGGACTCAATAGTTACCGTAATGGTGGAATTCGCTTGAGTTATATTGGGTAGCGTTCCAGCGGATACGAAGTAGACATTGGGGTCTTCTGCGGTGTTCAATGTAGAGTCGTTACCGGCATAGACAGTGTTCGCCGCAGATCCAGATGTTGGAACAACGGTGGCCTTGGTTACAGATACCACGCCATCAACACCTCTAATAGTGTTGATAATGTCAGAGATCATAATGGCCTCAGTTTTTCCAGTCCAGAGTCCGGGGGAGAGGCTTCTCCTTAAAGAAACCTGAATATCAGTTGCCATATCTGTGGAATTGCGCCTTTTTTCAGCAATGACGGAAGCAGTGATTTCAAGATCAATAAGTATCGGATCCTCAACCACAATCGTCAGACCGGCACTGGTTCTGTCCGCTACTGCGATTTGAATTGTGGTGCGTTCTGTCGAAGTCAACACCCTGTTTCGCCCATAGACCATTACGAAAACGTAGCCGGCGTTAACTGTCGGCCCTGAACCGAACTGGTCCAATCCTCTCGCAACTGAAGTCATAGTGTTGTAAACCGAACACCGCTCCACGTCGGCATGGTTTGTAAGAATGTAGGTTTTTAGTTGGTCCGCAGTGATTGCGGTGGATGACAATCCTTGCATGTGTGTGACGCAACGATCCAAATATTTGGAGTCACTCTCAGGGTTTGTTCCAACAGAAAAGGCTGGAATGGAAGCGACAACCGCACTTTGGACTTCTGGGGCGATAGATGCCATTTTCATAATCTGTCCTGGTGTAGGAGTCGGATGCACCCCTACCGCCTGAGAGGACAAGGTAATAGTTTTGGAAGGATATGTCCCCGCAACATAAGTAAGGGCTGTAGTTCCTATAACAATGTCTCCGATATTGGTCATGTTCCAACTGGTATCAACACCCACGGAGCCTTCTGTTACGGAAACAAAGAGGGGTAGTTCCTGAACAGTATCTGCATCACTTGCTCTACTCGCGGCACCCGAAGCAACAACAACATAAATTCCATTCTCCGCACCAGCAGTTTGGTCTTTAAGAAGAACCCGATCATCAGTAGCCAGGGTTACACCATCAACAGTGTCGCCATTCTCCAATTCGCTAGCAATAGCAACGTTTCCTGTTGACGCTACACGAACCGTAGCAGTTGTTAAAGATTCGAGTTTGGTTGTCATGAACGGGTAACTGACATCTCCACTCGGATAAGAAATATCATATGTGAACGCAGTCGATTTAGGAATTTTGAATGGGAGGCCCACATCGGGAACTTCATTCATACTCACGGTCATGTTGACTTGAGCACGGGTGCCCTCGTTTCGGGTCACCCCAATAATTCTGGCGATTCCCTCCATGACACGGCTGGGAACACGATTAATCGCCGCAACATTGAGTGCCTGCATGTATGCACACGCCTGAAAAAGGGCATCTTCTACAGTCCCTTGACGTAAACGAAATTCGGGCAGGGTTAGCCGTGCTAGCCGGAGCGCCCCAAGATAAATATCTGTCGGGTCAGCATCATATGAGGTCAGGTCTACATATCTACTAAAATCAGCGGGCATTAGTCTCGCACCTTAAATCCGAACACAACTGAAACTTCCTCTTCGGTGTTTATTTCAGCCTCGATTGCAGTAATAACAACCTCTGGCACATACCGTGCGGCATGGATAACGAACTGTCCCTTATCTAGACTTGTGAATGTTGGGTCGTTAATACCGAAGTCTGGGGTTAGTGGATGACGACCCGGTTCTGTAACAATTGCAAGTGTTAACAACTGTTTGTAGTAGTCGTTGGTGTGTTCTTGTAGTTTCGCCAATCCGGTTGAATCGAATTGGATGGGAAATTTGATCGTATCCATTACCAGATTTTACCTTACTACCCCTCTAATGCTTCGACCCGTGCGACTATGTCATCAAGCAGGGCTTCACGTTCTTCAAAGTGTGGTTGTTTTGCCAGATAGGCGGCATCGAAAGACTGGCAATAATCGATTGCTGCTTGCGCCAAAGTCAATGCTTCTTCAACGTTGGCTGCTCCTAGTCCTTCAACCTTGTCGTCAACTTCCTGTACTGCTTTGATGAGTGGGGCGATTAGTTCGCCGTATCTTATTCCCTGCCGGTAGTGTTCTTCGACCGCCGGCCTACTGTCTGTCACAGCCCCAGTCTCCGGGTTCGTGAATTCCAGACCCGGGTCGGCTTCTACCAGTGAGTTGACCCAGAGTGCCGTATCGGAAGCGGCATCGCCAAGCACCACTTCAACCTCTTGGCCTATTAAACCATAGTGTGTACGAACGCCGGGCTTCTCTTCGTTCTTCTTCCATTTGAACGACACGGGCCGTAGTGCGTTTATGAAGTCCAGCCCCAAATCGGAATCAACGATATCCGTTTTGAAATTTTGATCGGATGTCTGGATAGTACTGTTGGTGGCATAAATATCATCCCAACGGTAACTGGACCAGCCCAGGTCGTAACTATCATCGCTCGTGGGGTACCAACCGCCACCCCAGTAGCCATAGGACATGCTATACCAGGTGTATCCCTGAGTCCCTGTCTCTGGAGCCTCCGCGCCAGTCCAATACCAGTAATTAACCTCGTTTCCTGTTCCGTCAGAACCCCCCGTTTTTGCATCATAGGTTGGATAGTAGTAGAGTGACCTATCGAAAGTGCCAAGGGGGTTGCCATGCTTGCCGGTGGCTTTGATCGCAAAATAGGTGTTTAGTATGTTTCCGCTTAAACCACCGGCCGTACTCTGCCCACCCGTATGCTGCAACAGATACTTCTGAGTATGATTGTCCCACACATACCAATCGCCTTGGAAACCATCGACCGCTGCCTCGTCGGAGAAAACGCCCCCGCCCGACGCCCCAGCAGCGGTAGTCGCTCCCGCCCCAGTGATCGTCCTATGAAACTGCATCGAGGCGCGCGACGACCCCACCGCAGAAGTCCGATCAATCTGCAACGAAATTTGGCTACTACCTGACGCTCCGGCGATATGAACCGGGAACTGCGGATCGTGAACGTTGATCCCAACGTTACGGAACTTCGGCTTGTAATTGAAACGTCCAAGAACATACAGTTCGCTCTGCTCGTTATTTAGAAAAACACACAGAACCTGATCGTCTATTACGAACGGATTGGTTTCTGGACCACGCAACGCCTGGCAGTTGTGAATTACCTGATTGCCTAAACGTGGAACCGCGACTGACAGTTTTCCATCGTCGCGGATCTTCTTAACGGTTCCCCTGTAAATAGCACCTGGGGTAACCGGATGGGATGAGCCACCTTCAAAACTTGCGAAAGGGCCACCCATTACTGTCGCCCACTCTGCGAATTAGCAGACCTCATTGCCTCCGTTGGGAATTGATTAACTGCCTGCCATGCGATGTAATGGCGTTCGCGTGTCGGCGAAGTGAAGGAGACTTTCACAGGTTGACTTCCCAGATGGTCATAATCAACATTAGTTATTAGATACAGACCACTATGTCCATCATCTCTACCATCTAGCGTTGGACCATACATTGGAATGCCTTGTATTTGGATTGTCATACCGGGACGAAGGCACATGCCATTCACCCGATCAACAATCATAGACCCCTGCACCTCGAACGGATCGTTATCAGACTTCGCTAACGTGGGCACCGCCAACACCTGAATGGTTGCCGACTTGTCGGTAGGCCATTGTGCGGGACAATACTGAGCCAACATCGAGTGTCTCGTGTTTGTCTCCGGGTTCATCACCCTCAAACGACTGCTCGCCACCCCCCACTTTCCCAATAAAAATTTGTGTGAACAGAAAAAGAGATGACCGTCTGCCTCAAAAACTACAAACTTGGCCTGGCCGGCCATCGCCTTGAGAACATCCCACACGCTGCTCCCTTCAGACCCATCCTCCCCTGGGGTGAATGGTTTAAGGGAAGTCGTGTCTGCTTTGTCTGTTTCTTCGACAACGGGGATTAGCCCATATTTTCTTGCAGCATTTATCGCAAAAACATGGCCTTCTCCCGGTATCGATGCTGCCGCCCCACCCGGATTGCGGGCATTTCCTCGATCTCGTTTCATCTGCTGGATCGCTTTTGTCCGCAGTTCAAGTGTCCAAACGGCACCCGCTCCTTGACTTGGCCCCAGAGAGGCTCTCCCAATTTCAAATGCCTGAGTCAGATATGAGGTACGTCCACTAAACAGCGGGTCCTCAAACTCCATAATCTGTTTTGACCGATACCAAACGTCGCGGGTAATCCAAAAAAAGTTATTTGCTGCCAGATGGAAAGCGGGATCGTGGACAGTTGCGGTCACTTGAGCGCACATGTCTATGCCATAACTAACATTGACAGAAAGAATTGCAGCGTCTATCGCCGCATCAATCTGCCCCTCATTCCATATGAGTCCAGAATCTCTCGCCGTTGCCGATGACGGCATGTCGATGTCGGGCATTTACTCAAATTCCCCTTGAGTCATTCCCCACTCGTCGTAGCCTTCGTAGCCGTGGACAATGTCGGCTTGCCCGCCACCAATAACAGCGTTCTCGTTTGATGCCGTATTTACTCCCAAGTCGGGATCATCGGCAAAGTGTTGTATCTCGTTTGCTGCTGCTTCCTCGTCGGTGAAACCTGTCGCTCCGACCTCAGTCGTCTTTTCACCCTGCTCGTGTAGCGGAGGTCCACCAATACTGAGTGATCCAGCCGGGTCAGGTGGAATGAATGGAACCACAATGTTGGGTTTGCTAAACCTGACCGATTTGATGTCTTCGATAGGTATTTCCTGCAAGGTCATTTTGACCTGTGCGGTTGTTATCTCTTTGTCCCCTTTTTCAATCGTTCGACGCATGGAACTGATGTTGATGTCACTGATCACAAACTCCAACGGTTTGCCGATCATCTCGGCACGCCTCATGGAAAGCCTCAACAGTTGATCCATTCCAAAAATGGAGACCGGATATGGCCGTTGTGCCATTCGCCTAAGGGCTTCAATTTTTTCATGAATACCCGTCACGAGACCGTCGGGGTGTTTATATCCATCACTGGAAGTTGCGGTGTTGGCTATCAGAAAATCCATAGAAACTTTCATAAGTGACCACGAAGCAAACTCTACAATCGGCAAGTCTCCAGCCCGAGGAATTTCAACCCATTGGGCTCCCAGCCCCTGATAAGAAACGTTGTTCGGGGCGTAGTCGAAGTAATAAATATCGTCCTCGTCGTCGCG